ATAGAGTAGTCTTTCGTGTTCGGGTCGGTACTCGACCATGACCTCGGTAAGTTCGTAGTTCATGTCGGTACGAACACGTAGAGCAGCGTCTTCCTTCTCCTGACTAATTTCACCTAGAATCTTAGTCTTGACAGGACCAGCGGCGGGAAACGTTTCGCTCATCGCTTCAGCTTGGAAACGAATAGCGGCTTCAGCTAGTACGTTACTGTACACCCCACAGGCATCTTCCCACGGGTCTGTACGTTCTTCGTACTTAAATCCAATAACATCAAGTCCCTTAACAAAGGTATCAGCCCAGTCCTTACGGCTTGACTTATCAGATTCAAAATCTTCAATTAATTCAGAGGCTATAGTAGTTAGAAGCTGGTCATCCATATAGTCGGCAAGGTTGGCATCAAACGGCGCTCCCGCAGTTTCTTCCATACCTTCTTCAGGAACGAGCGTAAACTCAACACTTCCATCATCCATAGTCACCATGTCAGGATTAACAATCCCAATCTCTAAAGTTTCTTCTTCTACACTTATACCTTCTGGTGTTGCATATAACCCTTTCTCAATAGCCATTAGTAGTACCCGCCTCTACGTTGCTTAAAGTATTGCACTTCTTCTGCTTCATCCGAAGGCAACCTTATGAATCCACCTTTCCTGTATCGCATCATTGCTAATGATACAGAGTCCACATAGTCATCATGCTCTCCTGATGGGAAGGAGGCAACCTCGTCTATTACTTCTTCAGCCCAACTTGTATTCGGTGCCCATACTAAACCTGAAGCAAACAAGTCAGACACTGCGTTCAATCTTGTTATTTTGTCGTTACCTCGCGTCGGAGTAAACTCCTGCACGGGTATTCCCATCGCCCGAAGCTCGTAAATTAGCGGTGCTCCTGACGCTTTTTTCTCTACAAGTAGCGAATCTGGTTGCCACTCGTCGTACTGTTCTATAGATATGCGCTTTAACTTGGGAAACTCCATCCTTTCCCTGAACGCATTAAGCAATATCACGTTTGCTTGCTCTACTCCGTTGTCATCTGGGTGGTAAAACACCCCCCATGTCGTACAAGCCGAGTAGTCAGCCCGATTATTCTTCTCAAACGCCGTATCCCACGCCATTAACACGAAATCACACGGGGGAGGGTTCTCTTCTTCCCACGTTTGCCACCATTCGCGCTTCACAATAGCCGATGTTTCCGATGTCGGCTGCTGTTGGTACTGCGCCATCCACTTTGCGTTAGGTAATTCCTCTTTTAACGCGCTTAATTCCGTTTTTGACCAGAATTCAGGCCACAGTGGAGTGCCGCTTGGCATAAGTGCAGGAAATTCAATGACTTCCCACTCATCTCCACCCCTTTGTGCGGAAGATTTGATAACTTTTGCCGTCAAATCCCGCAAACTCCAGCGTGTCATCACTATGACGATGGCTCCACCCGGCTGTAGACGCTGCCTTGGCCCTGATGTGTACCACTCGTACGTCTTATCGTAGACATCTGGGTTGATTTCGGCCAGTGCTGCCTCTTGTTCCGAGTGCGGATCGTCAATTATCAGCAAATCCGCGCCCTTACCAGTAACCGCACCACCCACACCTATCGCAAAATAGTCACCACCCTTGCTCGTGTTCCATCTTCCTGCCGCTTTACTGTCTGCTGACAGGTGTAAATCAGGAAATATCTCTTTATAGGACTCCTGATCCACTAAATTTCTTACCTTACGACCAAATCCCACGGCTAACTCCGCCGTGTGAGAGGTTTGAATCACCTTTTTATGGGGATATTGCCCCAAAAACCACGCAGGTAACAGGTAACTTGCAAACTCACTCTTGGTATGACGGGGTGGCATGTTAATAATGAGGCGTTTACTCTCACCTTTTGCCACTCTTTCAAACGCCGCCGCCATTCTTGCGTGATGTTTCCCACTAATAAACGTAGGCCACATCTGTTTCACGAAATCTATAAACTTAGTCTGTGCTCTTTTCTTCTTCTTGAGCTTGTTCAACTGCTCTAGTTCTGCCAGCAGCTTCTCCTGCTCTAGCTGCGAGAGTAGTGGTAAGATAGAGGGAATATCCTTGAGAGTAATATTATCGAACGGTGATGCAGTATTACTCATCGGCGGTTTCCAAGTCCTCCAACTCCAACGCCGTACCCAGTTCTTCTTCGAGACACTGGCTCAGTGGCGTAACATCTACTACTTGAGCATTAAGCAGGTTCTTCACTCTGTCCTTGATAGCCTTTTCAAGGTCTTCAGGACTTTTATAATTGACGGTAATCTCACTTCGCTCTGTGAAAATGCCAATATCGCTGTGTTTACCCAACAGCTCCAGAGCTTTTAGCTCAAACCGGGGGTCGCCGCAATCAGCTATTTCCATAAGTTTGTTTGTTATAGCGGCCCTGGCCTGTGCTGCATCCATCGCTAGTTGAGCACCGTAGGTCCGAAGAAACGCAGCCGCAGCAAATGCCGTGGTCTGGTTTGTCAGGTTTGATGGTTTCTTTGCTTCCGCTACAGCGCGGAGTAATTCTTTCTCTCGCTCAACATCCCCTTCGGTAACATCGAGCGCCGCACCCAAAGATTCCTGTAGTTCCGCCGTATTCCCTGCTACTGCCATCTCTTCAATCAGGGTCGCAGGTTTCTCCTCGTCGAGGTCATAGGGAACAGCATGATCTTTTGTGGGTTCTATCTGTACCACAGACATATCGCAGGTATCCAGTACCGTGTTTTGCGGAGTGTAACACAGGTATACCCCCTGTATTCAAGAGGAGGTATGGGACTCCAAAGGGGGTATTTTCGTAACAATAGGGGGTGGGTGCGGGTCAGACAGGTATAGGAAAAAAGGGGGTGGGGGTAAGTTATTGATTTACTTAGGTTTTATCTAGTGGGATTGTGAAAGTGTGTGATTCAATGTGGAAATTATTATGTATATAGGCTGCATGGAACCATCTAAGCTACTGGGGCTATAGGGGTAGGGTAGGGGTCTATATGTTGCACATACTATAATATGAGGTAGACTAAAAACAAGTCGAGAGATTACTAACTCATTTCGGAGTCAAGTCCTTTCGACTATAACGAGATATCTATAGATATCTCAGGAGTTTTAAAAATGTCTAAATCTAAATTAACCGAGGCAATCAAGAATACAATGTCTGAGCAGCTTGCAGCATCTAACGCTACTGTTATGCTCGAAGTCAAGGATGGCAAGAAGGTATCAATGGAAGAGACGCCTATCACTCTTGATCTGATTAAGGACCAACTAGAGGATTGCGCCGCAGGTGAGAAACAAGTAGCGAAAGCTACTGAGACCGCTAAAGCTAGAAATGCTAAAGTAGGGACAACTATAGATCATTTCACTAAAGCTTTAAATATATTTCCTATAGCGCGAATGAGTAACGGCTCTAGTGTTAAAACGTTACTTGAGAAAAATCCAGAGTATACTAAAGCACAGCTAGAAGCAGCTATGCCATACTTTTTGTTTTTCATGGAAACCTGTAGGGAACTAAAAATTAGTCCTCAACAAATCAAGAAGAGCAGCGCGTATTATCAAGGCGCAGGTAAAACTGACGACGCGGTGAGACGCGGTGAAGAGTTAGGTGTGATTGAGGAAGGCACGCTAGACGCTATCAAGGAAGAGCGCGATAGCAAGAAGGATAAAGCTAAAGCTCAACGTGCGCAGCGCATAGCCGACGAGGAAGTCCGCGATACCGAGCCAGCTCGGTGGCAGATAGGACAGCTCAACGAGTATATAACTATGTGGAGAACGAAAGAAATATCTAACGCGTCTATTCAGGCAAGTGTAGATTCAGTAATTTCTATCTTACTTCATGCTGCTAAAGAGCTAGACGAGCTAGACAGCTAGATATCTATAGATATCTGAGTATCACTAAGCCCCATCGGAGTAATCCGGTGGGGCTTTTTTTGTGCCTGTAAAAAATACCCTTGTTTTATCATCATCGAGATATCTAGGGATATCTCATCGCCTCCGGCTGATGATAGTTAGCCATGCTGTTGCGGCTCCTCTTGCTCCTTGTGATGATAGTTAGCCGTGCTGTTGCGGCTCCACTTGGCTTTGAAATATCTGTAGATATCTCAGTGTACCACAGTGTTACATAATAAACGTAATGTTATGTTTAATGTTATGCTGTAAGCTGTTGATACTACTAGAGAATCACCTAATGTTATATTGTTACGCCAAAATATAGCATATCCCCATGTTCGAGCGAGGCCCCTCGCAGATGCAAACCAAGAGAGAAAATAAAAACACATTGGTTCTCTTTTATATTTCTCATAACAATATAACATTACATTACATTACTACTACTCATACCGCGCATTTACTGGGCTTCACCCCTGTACCACGTTGTTACATCCATATCCCATTTTCGTAACATTATTTATAACATTACCCCGCAAATATAACGATGTCGCAGCGACAAACTAATTGTACCACGGACATTGACATATGTACCACAATGTGATATAATGGTAAAGCTGGTAGTAAAAATATTTTTTACCCTTCCAGTGTTTCTTTTAACCATCAGATATCTACAGATATCTCAGGAGAACGTTATGAAAGAGCGACTATTGTTTTCACCGTATCTACTCAGGCAACGTCAGTATCGAGAGCGCAAGACTCTTGACCCACGCCTAAGTCCACCACGAAGACGCTACTCACTAGCAGGTTACGTTTGGTTCCCACGTACACAGAGGGTCTAACCAATGGCTAACTGTATCATTTGCAACTCATCATTCCCGACAGCACGCAAGCAGTTGGGCATGGACACTTGCCTTGAGTGCGGGGAGCGCGCAGCCAAGCAGGTTAAGCATACTATCGCACCACTAAACAAGAGCAACTACATGCTGCTTATGCCAGAGGAGTTAAAGCAGCTCAACCCTAAACGCACAATCTAACAACCAGATATCTACAGATATCTAAGGAGAACGACAATGGATAAAACTACACCGATACATCAGCATGACTGTGACAACTGTAAGTATCTCATCACCACCAACAAGATGGACATGTACTACTGTGACCAAGGTGGTACTGGCGACACCATAGTAAGACGGTTCGGTAGTGAACCAGAGGAGTACGGTTCATCGGGCCTGAGACTAGACTCCATCAACCCCGAAGTCGCACTGGGTATGCTAGTAGCAGTACATGAAGGTTACCTGACATTTGGTGACATCATGGAGCATAGTTTCGATAGCAAGCTACCCGAAGGCGAGACCATCAACCTACGTCAGTGGGCCGAACCACTGGAACGCAACAGGACTAACATAATCATAGACAGCATATATGACGTGGCTAATACCGTGGATGCCATCTCCAGTATTGCCTTGTTCTCTGACGGTAAGTGGCTTGAGGACGACCATGATTACAACCCCAAGACCTACCAATTCCACTACGAAGCAGGGAGAGACACTTTAGCACTAGCGCATAGTCAATTCCTACTGGCCGACCACTGGTATAAGAAGGAGAAGAAAAATGGATAACAACATGATTGTCCTACTAATTAGATACAACACTTATTACCGACCTGTTGATGACCCTGATACCGGACTGACTACCAATGAGTCCTATGGAGAATGGTCAGTACTGAATGGAGGATTCTGGGAGCTTTCTGAGCTAGAGCAAAAAATTGAGGGCATGTCTGATGTTGTATCACACCAGTATGTCAACAGGGACTTTGACGGCCCACGAGATGTAGCAGAGGAGTTTGTAAAGCAATACTACCCCGATATGCAAGTGCTTGGCGTTGGGCGTTTGCCTGACTCTCGGCATTGGGTAGCAGCACTAGAGCCAAAAAAGGAGAACGACAATGGATAACAACTTTGAAAAGCTAAACATCCATGACCCACACAATGAGTACGTGTGGGCAGACACTACCCCTGCTTGGGTAACACTACTCAAGGTAGCAGGGTTTATCGCAGGTGGCATTGGACTGTTCATCGTGGTCAGTCTGACAGCCATCATTCTCATGCAACTATAACAACCAGATATCTACAGATATCTAAGGAGAACGACAATGTACGGCGGAATGACAGATATGCCAGTGTTACGCTCGTATGAGCAAGCACTGGGGCATTACGAAGGTATTAAACCTATCAGGGGCAGCGATAACCTACGCCCCCTCTGTGCTACCACCAATGGTAGACGCAAGAAGCACATGCAGATCATCAAGCGTGATGATGCGATAGCGTGTCGGCTATACAATACCGACGTGCTGACTTTCCACAAGAATGGCGTAGTTGAGTACTACTCAGGGGGTTACATCAGTAACAGTACTCACGCATTTGCAAGCTCTATCTTCAACCATGTGCATTTCTGTACGAAGCAAAGTGTTACGGAAGTAACTATAGGATATCGTAAAACCTACCATGTTGACCCTAATCAAACCTTCAAGATGAAACGCGAGGGTGACATATGGGTCGCCATTGACCCACCAAAAAACTTTGAGTACTACCTCAAGCGCAAGGAGTACAACGCCCACCGTAAACCACTCGAAGAGTTTGAAGCCCATTGCATACGCATGGCTAAACTGTGTGACCCCAAAGAAAAACAATCAGATCGCTACTCGGTATGGGAAGGGTTTAGTAACTCACCTAATGAACGTGGGTGGTTTCAACGCGAACGCTACAAGGAACTCACTAGCAAAGACACGGAATCGTGGGGCGAACTCGTACCCCTGATATTGGAGAATGCGCGATCCACACATGTGGAGTATTGGCATGGTCACCACGTCACACATTTTTTCGATAAGCGAAAGATTAAGGAGGCTATCAGCGACATTGTGAAGTATGCGTTCGCTGATGAACTCTTTGAACAAAGGGAAGTAAACAAAAGGACTTTTAACGGTAATGAAAAATTTGTCTGGGACAAATACAAAGGAGGACGAGAATGAAAACTTTAATGCACGCTAAATCCAAGCAACCTGTGGATACTGGAGAAGTACTAAGGGATGGCCGTGGTCGTCGCTACTACTTACGTGGTGTTCACAATAACAAGGTACTGGTGACTTCAATGGATGAACAGAAGTTAATGGTCACCGCTAAACCCGAAGTATTCAACTGCTTCTTAATCAACTAACCATCAGATATCTACAGATATCTCAGGAGAACAACAATGAGTGAAGAAATCGTAAGCGAATTACGTACCGTTACACTAACGCAAGCAGTACAACTAACCTTGCTAAACCCTGATGTCATCTACATGTGGCGAGGAGAGCCGGGGGTTGGCAAGTCTAGTGCTGCTCAAGAACTGGCAAGGCAGACAGGTTATCCACTAGCCATGATTGATGTACCCAACCTTGATCTGGGTGACGTGGCTATGCCAGTGATCGACCATGAGAGCAAGGTCACTCGGTATTACCCCAACGCACGGTTTGCTTTGGAACGAGGTGAACCTGTAGTCCTCTGTCTTGACGAGTTTACCAAGGGTGCTGAACCAGTGAAGAACATGCTGCATCCCATGTTGGAGGTATTCAAACCTAGACTCGGTGACATCGAGCTGCATCCGCAAACCATACGCTACATGACAGGTAATCTTGATACCGATGGCGTGGGTGATGGACTGGCGCAACACACAAGGCAGCGTGTGGTGGAGCTTATCATACGCAAGTCTGATGCAAACGATTGGAACGCATGGGCTTTGCACAATGGTATTGATCCTATCGTGATGGCATGGGTAGACAGATACCCACAATGTCTCGCTTCCTATCTCGATGGGGAGAAGAACGAGTTTATCTTCAACCCTGCTGAACCACAGGATAACGTGGTGTCACCTCGTACGCTAGAAATAGCAAGCAGACAGATCGCTAAACGAGATCAGATTGACGAGGAGACTATGCTGACCGCACTGACAGGTACATTGGGTGCGTCGGGTGCGGAGTCCATTATGTCCTTCATTCGGTTTCAGGACTCACTACCTAGTTTCAATTCAATCTTTAATTCACCGGATACCGCACGTATTCCCACCGAACAGGGTGCTAGAGCAGTCCTAACATTCGGACTGCTGGAGAGAGTGGAGAAGGATACTCTCACAAATATTCTCAAGTATCTCAAGCGCATGGAGGAGGAGTGGCAGGTAATCTTTGGTGTGGCACTCGCCAAGCACAAGACCAAGAGTGCGATTGCGTTTGCTAACAGAGAGTTTGCTAAGTGGGCTGCTGACAATGAGGACTTACTGTGATGGATAGACAACGAAAGTTTAAAGCTATTCGCATAGGGATAATGCGCTCTGATGAGTTTGGTTTGCTCAAGGGGATTATGATGATCGGTGAACGCAAGCTCACCACCATTGTACCCACTGCTGCAACTAATGGCAGGGATGAAATCTACAATCCTGACTTCCTGTTTGAGACGATCAGCAACGGAGACAAGGGTATCGGCTTCATCATTGTTCACGAGAACATGCACAAGGCAGCGCGACACATGATTGTCTATCAGGCACTTCATCGCAAGAACGCACGGCTTACGAACATGGCGTGTGACTATTGGATAAATGATCGCATTATGAAAGCTGACCCCGACAAAAGAATCGTGGAGATGCCCACCGACTCGGAAGGTAAGTACATTGGACTGTACGACAAGAAGTACGAGGGGTGGACTGTCAAAGCTATCTTCTACGACCTACTCAAGGAGCAGGAAGAGCAAGGAGGTGACGGGGAAGGCGAAGGTCCACAAGGTGAGGGACAAGGCCAAGGTTCGGGACAAGGCCAAGGTGATGGTGGGTTTGATGACCATGACTGGGAAGGGGCGCAGGATATGCCCAAGGAAGAACAGGACAAACTCACTAACGATGTCAAAGAAGCCATAAGGCAGGGACAACATGCTGCCCGCAAAGCAGGTACAGGTGGACTGCAAGATGCACTGGGTCTGGGTGAACTTGTCCGACCCAAGGTGGATTGGCGTGTACAGTTGCGTGAGTTTCTCAATGCGACGTGCCGTAAGAAGGAACGCTCCACATGGCGCAGACCTAATCGCAGATTCTTACATCAAGACATCATTATGCCTACGCTAGAAGGTGAAAGTATCAAGGTCATGGTGCAAGCCAGAGACGCATCGGGTTCCATGTGGTACGAGGACCGCCTTGGTACGGTGACAGGTGAGATGGTCTCAATCGCCAAGATGCTAGACGTTGATGAGATTCATGTCATTGATTGGGATGGCAAAGCTGTGTATCGAGGGTGTTACAACAGTGACCAGATCAAGAACGCACCGCCTATCAAGGAAGTAGTGGGAGGGGGTGGCACTAATCCGGTGTGTGTCTCTGACTACTTGGATAAGCACAACATCAAACCAGACTGCATCGTGGTGCTGACTGATGGTGAAGTCTATGGCTCGTGGGGTAATTGGAAAGCCCCTGTACTTTGGGCCATTGCAAACACACGCAAGATAACTGCCCCTGTGGGTAAAACAATTAACATTGATTAAACCTAGATGTTCTAGGTTGGAGAACGATATGAGTGCAATAGCAAATAGTGCAGTATTGGTACGTCTAAATATTAGCGTATGGGGAGCAAGTAAACGCAACAAGGAATTGGAGCATGAGGTGGCACGTAACAAAAAAGCTGACCCTCAAGCGATGCGTATGTATGACAACCTGATGGTAGGTTCAACAGGTCATCGAGATGTCCAGAGACATGCAGCACAGTCTCGCCTATGGCATACCGGACTGACCTTGCCGTGGGATGAACGAGGCTATCGGCTTTGTCCTACTAGTCTATTCATAGACTACAAATCCCAGCACAATGTGAAACGTGCTACGTTTGACAGACTAGTGGATATCTTTCGGGTTAAGTATCTTGGCTATCGTGAGACTGCTAAAGAATACCGAGGGGACATATTCAACGAGCTTGACTACCCACCATTGGCCGAGGTGATGGAGAAGTTTTGTTGGAACTTCACGGTAGCACCTGTCCCACAAAGCGGTCACTTGTACGTAGACCTGCCAGAGCAGGAGCTAGAGGAGGTGCGTACCTCATGTGACCAAGAAGTAGAACGCAAGATAGCTGAAGCGAGTAAGGAGAACGAGAAGCGTCTACTCAAAGAACTGCAAGGCATCAGTGAGAAGTGTACCGACATTGGAGATGATGAGGAGTCAGATAAGCGGTGGCATGACTCATTTATTTCTAATCCTTTGCGTCTCTGTCAATTACTCAAGCACACGAACCTGACCAGTGACCCCAAGGTAGAGGAAGCACGACAACGTCTCGAAGATGTTATGCGAGGTAAGGACAAGGATATGTTCAAGGAAGACCCGCACGTGCGAGAAAAGGTGAAGGAAGAAGTGGACTCAATCATTAAATCTTACGATTGGTAACTGAGATATCTATAGATATTTGGAGACAAAAATGACTTACAAAGTATTTGATAGCAGCCAAGCTGATGGCTATGTAGAACGGATGAAAACTGGAAAGGGTCTAGGCCATTACATCAACTTTCCATCGAACGTGTATTACATAGGACAGAAACGAGACTTTGACTACAACGACAAGAGGCATCCTGATGCACGGCCCCCAAGGGAACTGGTAGGGCCGTCAGTAGAGACTACCTACGAGGACCAGATAACTAACATACTCTTGAAACTTCTTGAGCACGTAGCGTTTCAGTTTACTGACCACAAGTTTTGTGTTGTCAATGAGTATGTGCGCTCACGTGGTGATATAGATCAACATAAACCTACGCGGGTATTTGTCTTTGAGGGCAAACAACCCATTGGTACATTCTGGAGTGATTATATATACGAGCGAAGCTCTTACATGTTGTGCTTTGAAAACTCTCGCATTAGCTCAGAACTTTACAGAGATATATGCAAGAAAACTACTGTGTACAACACCGCTAAGAATATCTACCACAGGTATTTCTATGGTAGCAGTAATCAAGAGGAGGCTTCAGAAGTACATTCGGAATTGCGTAGTAACGTGCGTATGGCAGAAAACGATAAGCATCGGATTTACTCATCCAAGGTTCAACGTGTGAAAGACGTGTTTGCGAATCAGCTAGAGCAAAAACTCAAGGGTCTGGATGCTCCTGAACTGATGGCATTTATCCAAGCGATGAACAGGACACAGTTATTGGATGAAGCCCAAGAAGCAGGGGGAGAATTGTACACAGTCCAGAGCGTATCAAACGCTAAGACTTGCATGACCATCCGCTTGCTACCCGATGACAAGGTGCTTGTGTACGAGGAACACAAAGAAGCACTAACAAAACCTAAAAGTGAATTGGGTAAAAAAGTTTTACAGGTGTTGGCCCTACTCAAGCTGACAGAACCCAAAACATTTATCGAGAACGCAGGTTACAAACTAAACGATACAGATTACTTGATACTAAAGGAGGCCGATCTTGAATTCGACAACTAAAAGATTACGAGGCAAAGGTGTTAAACCTGCCATGCTACATGTAAACGTGCGACTACCTCAGTATGTACTAGACTACTTCAAAGAGTTTCCTAGTTACACCAAGGAGATGCGAAGAGTGCTTGAGGAACACGTCAACAAAGCAGACAAGGAAGGGGCTACGCAAGTAGCCCTAGACCAACCACGCTGGCAAGACATTCTTGCTGATGATAAGAACTGGCCCGACGATGGAGGCATTGTCGGAATAAAGGAGAACGATGATGAAGATTACAGTTAGATTAGATAACGTTAATCCTGATGGTGAAGAGTTACAGTTGGGTGTAGACGAAGCACTTCTCGAAATGAAGAAGCGTTGTCAGTTAGGACAAATAACTCAAAAGGAATACAAAGCTTGGCTAAAGCACCTCAAGGAATCTTTTGATTATGTTGATAATGTTTGGACATCATTAGGAAATGAGGAGAGCTTACAATGAGTGAAATGTTTTTTGTAGATATAGATGGGGACAAATGGCAGTACGAACTGAGTACTGACCCCCCACAAGCTGTGTACTGGGATACCTATAAAGTAAAACTAAGAGACATAAAGATCATAACTAAATGCTCACCCGAAGAACGTAAAAGGTTGAAAGGTGAGATTCTTAAAGACATAAAGGAGAACGAAAAATGAGTAACTTAAAAACTATAGTACGTGGAGCATACGACATCCAGAAGAACCGCATCCAAACTGGCAACCGTATTGTCGGTAACTTCAAAGCCAAGCTAGGTCTTGCTCCTAGCCAGAAGGAAGATAAGTTAGACAAGGCGGGACAGATGGTTCTGCAAAACCTGCGAAGGTCACATAAACTTTTGACCGACGGAGTTGCTTCCTTCCCAAGACAAGCCACATTCAAAGGTGACGAGGTGATTAGTGATTACACCGAGTTGTGTCTGGTAGATAACTACTTGGAGTTAGAACAGCAGGAGAAGTCTCACTTCCGAAGGTTGGGTAACATCTTGAAAGACTACCCTATCTACACCGAGTTTCTCGCTGGGGTTACAGGCGTTGGTCCTGCTATGGCAGGGGTAATCATTAGTGAGATTGATATTACTCAAGCCGAGTATCCTTCTAGCCTACACAAGTATGCAGGGTTGGATGTAGCAGGTGACGGACAAGGACGCAGCAGAAGAAAGGAACACCTTGAGGACAGTGAGTACACCGATAAGGATGGTAAGGTGCAATCCAAGAAAGGTATCACGTTTAATCCTTTTCTTAAAACTAAACTCACAGGCGTATTGGGTAGTAGTTTTATCAAACAGTCGCCAGACAAGTGTAAGTATCGTAAAATATATGACGATTACAAACACCGTATTGAGAACATGGATGCCCATAAGGAGAAGTCCAAACTGCACAGGCATAACATGGCTAATCGTTACATGATTAAAATGTTCTTGATTGATCTGTACAACGAGTGGCGCAAGTTAGAAGGTTTACCTGTTGCACCTACTTACACAGAAGCAAAGCTAGGCAAAGTACATGGCAAAGCTGCCTAAGTAATTGGGTCATCAGTGAGTAGACAACCATATCCGACAAACGAGTCAGAAACTCAAAGACAACCATGCAGAATGAACGAGTCAGGATGCTGTAGACAACCAAGCGGGCGGAACGAGTCAGAAACTCAAAGACAACCATCAACGCTTAACGAGTCAGAAATCAAAAGACAACCATGTGAAATGAACGAGTCATTAAAGAAGAGACAACCACTGGAAGGAAACGAGTCAGTAGATTGGAGACAACCATGCTTTCTCAACGAGTCAGAGAACAAAAGACAACCAGTGCCGACAAACGAGTCAGGCAAAGAGGAGACAACCATATTCAGTGAACGAGTCAGGAATTCTGAGACAACCAAATAAAATAAACGAGTCATTTTGGGGTAGACAACCACTGGAATTAACGAGTCATATGAATCAAGACAACCACACTGGGTAAACGAGTCAAGAAAAATCAGGTCACTTTTGGCAAAACAACCATGCAGTACGAGCGAGTCAGAAATGCGCAGACAACCAAAGACGCTGAACGAGTCATGATGAGGCAGACAACCAGACACTCTGAACGAGTCAACCCTAATTAGACAACCAAGAACAGAGAACGAGTCAGAGGGTAAAATACACCCAGAAAAGCGCAACGAGTCACAAGCGAACAGACAACCAGAAGAGCAAAACGAGGCAACGAGTGTGAGACAACCACCGACCAAAAACGAGTGCCACTAACCAAAGCACAACCAATAGCTCAGAGCGAGTCATTTAAGGCACGACAACCAACTTGGTCTAACGAGTCAG